AACTGTCCTAGTCCTGTCCTGTCCTGAAAAGCAAAAAGGCCCGTGCTACCGGGCCTTCTCACTAGTCGTTAAAGACCTGTTTTTATTTCTGCGCGTCAATCCATGCGCCAAGGTCCGCAATAACCTTTTCACCAAGCTTGGCTGTCAGCCGGGTTCCGTACTTCTGGCCGGTGATGTGGCCGGCCGTCGCCAGCATATTCTTTGGCGTATAGGCGCTATTCACCCTCATTCCCGTCTCTAGGTAGAACGCAATGGCGCGCCGTATCGCCATTGCCCGGAAAACGTAGGGCGGTGATGCTTTCGCAAGGCCCAGCGGTGACGTTCCGGGTATCGCTTCCACTTGTGGCGTTTTCATTTTTGGTCCTTTCGGTTGGTTGGTCTGGACTCATCAGTGGCGGCCTTACCGCCAGAGGCGCCTAGGGCGCCTTTCGTCCTAGCGCTTGAACCGTGAGCAGTGACTAATCACAGCGGCCCAGCGGCCTTTATCCCGCCAGATGGCGCCCAGTGTGCCTTCGCCTTCCCAGCCGTGGGTTGTGGCGTCACACTTCAAGCCATTGTCCGCCAGCCAGTTGCGGCAGACCTGAATATCATCGCTGTAATAGTATCGCGCCCCGTTGGTACTTTTTTCTTCCATTGCTTTGGTCCTTTCGGTTGGTTGGTTGCAGCTTAGTCCACCAGCATGGTGCCGGGAACAAACCAGATCGAGGCATTACAATCCAAGGGACGAGTCCCACGCCCAGTCAGATGGCCGAGGTAGTACAGATCCCAAATAACCGCATCGGTCTGGAAGTAAGAGACAAACATGGCGCTAGTCCTTTTTGGTTGGTTTCAACTTACCCCCAGTTGTTACAGCCCTTCCCACATGGTGTCAATAGGGATATATACTCTTTTTGTGTATATTCGTTAAAAACCTTGCCCCGCTACCTCAGTACCCGGACAGCCATTTAAACTCACCAGCGGCCTTCTAATTGGGTCGCTGTAAACCATTGCGCCATCACGCAATTAATCCGCATTATGGAACATATACCCCTATTGACACCGTATCCCTATCGGGTATATGACACCTATACCAACTAACCAAAGGACCAAGGACCATGAAAAAAGACCTGTATGCTACCGTGACAAACAAAATCCTAGCGGAACTGGAGTCGGGTTCCGCGCCATGGGTCAAGCCATGGTCAGCTACCGCCGGCCGTAACGTGCCCTGCAATGCCGATACTAACCGGCCTTACAGTGGCGTTAATATCGTTCTGATTTGGGGAGCCATGGCAGCTAACCCGCAATGGATTGCCCCGCGTTTTTTGACGTTCAAGCAATGCCAAGCGCTTGGCGGTCATGTCCGCAAAGGCGAGCACGGAACGCAAATCTATTTCGTTAAGCCGCTACTGTTTAAGGACAAAAACAAGCCGGCACTGCCCGATGGTTCCGACGATGTCCGCCGCGTCACCATGTTGCGCGAATTCACAGTCTTTAACGTGGCGCAATGCGACGGCCTTCCCGCCCGCTGCCTTGGTATTGAGGCGCCCAAAGTGCGCAACAAAGGCGAGCGGGACTCCGTGATTGACGCCTTTATTGCAACCATTGGCGCTGATTTGCGGCATGGTGGCGATCGCGCCTTTTACGCTGCCGGCGAGACGCGCGACTGGATCCAGTTGCCCGAATTCGCCGACTTCAAGGCGCCGGCACAATACTACGCCACAAGCTTCCACGAGCACGGCCATTGGACGGGCGCCAAATCGCGGCTAGATCGCGAATTCGGCAAGCGCTTTGGCGATAAGGCCTATGCTGCCGAGGAACTTGTGGCAGAACTTTGCGCGGCCTTCCTTTGCGCGGAGTTTTCCATTGATGGCGACTTGCGCCATGCCGGGTACATCCAGAACTGGATTAGTCTGCTCAAAGCCGACTCCAAGGCCTTTTTCACAGCGGCAAGCAAGGCGCAACAGGCGGCCGACTATCTCCGGCAATTCGCCTTGGCCGATACCGTCAAGGAAGCAGCATAGGCAGAAACAGGGCGCCGCTGGGCGCCCTGTCCGGCCGTTATGCGGCCGCTGATGACGCCAACCAAAAGGACCAAAGGACATGCTTATCAATTCAATATCAGACCTGCGCAAAGCCTTCCGGCATGGGCCGTACGCTTGGCCGGGCGGGTATCCCTGCTATTTGCTTTTGAGCGATGGCGAGGCGCTGTCATTCAAGGGTGCCAAGGCAAATCGGCGCCTATTGATTGAGGCCTTGGCCGAATACCAGACAAACCCCCATGAGCGAAGCGGCTGGCGCCCTATCGCCTTGGATGTGAACTGGGAAGAGTCGGGCCTGCTTTGCGTTCACACTGGCGAGGCTATCGAATCCGCCTATGGCGAGGTGACACCATGAGTGATCCAACCAGAGACGACATGCTGGCCTTCCTTGCCGGCTATTACGCAGACGAATTCGATCAGGAAGAGGCAATCTACTGGTTTGCAAACGACTGGCATGGTGGCCAGTGGTCGAATCTTTATGCGGCCTTGTGTGCCTCTCCGTTCAAGCCCGGACCTATAAGCAGCGGCCCGGAGGCCGATGGCATGGGCGCCCTGCTCTACCGCGAACTGGAAACAAAATTTGCAGCCGACTAACCAACCAAAGGACCAAGCAAAATGAAAAGCGATAAAGAGCCACCGGCCGAATTCGGCCCGGCCTATGACATCGACTCCGCTACACTGAAAAAGCATCGGCGCGCGGCCAGAGGCGGCCTTGCCGGCATGTCGCGCGGTGAGATTGTCGAATATGCCAATGCCGTGGAAGCGGCCGTATTGGCCAAGCAAAAGTCACAGCTTGCACGAGCCGGCGAAGTCATGCCGGCGCCGCATTGTGCAAGCGGAACGTGGCACACGACCGGCGCAGCCATTCACAAGGCAATGCAGCAAAAGCAGCGCGCGGCCTTGCTGGCATGCCCTGCGCAGATCAGGCGGGAGCGAACCCCTAAGCAGTGGGCCGATATGTACGCCGAGGCAATGGCCGACAAACGCAAGCGCGAAGCAGAATCCATGCGGGTGGCGGCATGACCGTACACAGCACAAACGACACCAACGCGCGGCTGTCCGCAGTCATTAAGGAAGTGGACGGCCTCATCCAGTGGGCAGAGCAGGACGCGCAGCATGCCATTTTGCACGATGCAAAAAGCACCGCAGCCGACGACAGACGGCGCCGCAATGCGCTGGTGAAAGCCCGCGATTATCTGGGCAAGTGCCTACGCTAGTCCCTATCGAAGCACGGCCGCAGAGTCGGCCGTGTCACGATAGCGATACGCGCTATCACAACCAACCAAAGGACCAAAACAATGGCAAAGCTTATCCTTACGACCTATCCCGCGAAGCGGGAGGGTTATGGCGACATGCTGGGGATTATATTCAACGGCACTCATCCGCTGCCGCAAAAGACCGTAGAGATAAGACGCGCGGCCGATGCGCTGGCAGAACTGGAAACATATAAGCAGGAAGCCGCAGCGCTGGGCGTTCCGCTTGCCGTCACCATGCGGATTGCAAAGGGCGACCGTTCGCCGGCTGGCTTTAAGGCGCTGATGCAGCCGCACTATCACGCGGTTAACGTCTAACTATAATAACTATCCCTCATACCCCTATTGCACCGAGTAGCAATAGGGGTATATAACCCAGTTAACAGCTTACAGTCAGTCAATCCCCAATTAACGCCAACGATGGAGTTATGACCGTGCAGACCAAATATCCCGAATTGAAAGTTCACGCTGATCGGATCGCAAATGAGGCATGCCGGTTAATTAATGAGGCCGCGCGCAGCACAAACAGCGAAATGCCATATAAATCCCAATGGATACTGGAAACGGTTATTGCTGACTTGGAAAGGCGAGTTTAGCCGTTAACAGCTTACATATGAGGCGGAGGCAGAAATGACCCCAACATCCCGCAAATTACGGATGCAAGCCGAGGGGTGCATCAAGGGCGGTGACAGATATTGGGCGGATAAGCTCCTAAAGCACGCCAGAAAACTAGAGGACGCTCAAGCTAAACGCTATGCCGACAAATTGGCGCGGTCAAAATCCGCCCGGTATCAAGCGGCTGTGCGTTAACACATTCACAGCGAAACCAACCAAAGGACCAAGCAAATGCCGCGCAAAGTGGACGTTCACGACCTTGAATTATTCACCATCAACACGGGCGAATTCTACAAAAAGCACCTTGCCCTAGTCGGCAAGCCGCTGGGCGAATGGTTGCTGCATGTACAGGAATCCGCCCTCCCGCTTTACTGCCGGCAGATCGAGCCGGTGACGGCAAGCGAATCCACCAAGCTGACCGTGGCGCGCAATCTCATGGGCTATTACCGGCGCCATGCCGATGAGACAAAGGCGCTGGCAGATTCCGAACGGAAGGCAGAATGGAAATATGACGGCTATCAAGATAACGATGGCTATTTTGACTACTCATTCTCCGTTGTTGGCAACCTGCGCAAAATGTACCGCGTCACCTACAGTATGGATGACGCTAAATGGTACGGCACCATTACAACGGCCAAGACCGATGACGGGCCATTCGACCGTGATGAGACAATGCCGGCCGAGTTAGTTGAATTCCTCAAGGCGCTAATCCCCGTGGCAGACATGGGACCAACCAACCAAAAGGACCAGACAAATGTTTAAGCAGGATTTTAAGTCATACGTTTGCGAAGGCGACCGTATCACTTGCGAAGTGGACGGCCTTACCTGTATCGCAACGCTACATGATGACACCGACTCAGGCCGGCCGGATCAGATGCAGGATGGATTCTGGCCCAGCCTTGACCCAGCCGACGCTGGCTATATCGGCCCGAAGTCAAAGCAAACCCTAGCCCGTCACCAAGCCCGCGCGGCCGATACTATGGCCGCATGGGAACGCGGGCTTTGGTCCTACTTTGGCGTGACTGTCACGGTTGAAAAAGACGACGTTCGCCTGACCGGCGACTATTCGCATGCGCTCTGGGGCATTGAAGGCAACTTCCCGCCACGGCGCCGCAACCAGAACACCAACCGCTACTTCCGCGATGTGGCGAACGGATTGCTTGACGAGGCCTTGGCCGCTGCCAAGGCCAAGCTTGAATCATTGTGCGACTGTGAAAAGGAGACTGCATGACTAAACGCGGATTTAAGGCCGCACTTATCGACCTGAAGCTAGGCACTGCCAGCAAGGCAACCATGCGGGCGCTAGGCCTAAGCAGGTCACAAGTGCAGCGACTTGCGCACGGCCAACAGAAAGTAAGCCGGCAGACCGAACTGCTTTTGTTCATGTACCAAAAGCACGGCATACCGAAGCTGCTGCCCGGTGAACATGAGTAACGGGTTCATCCCCATGGCAATCGTTCTGGGCGTATTGCTCTGGGTCATAATGGACGACGCCTACTAGCTTCCACCAACCAAAAGGACCGCCGAGCATGATCGCCATGCTGCTCTGTTTAGTTATGTTGATAGGCTGGCTCGCTATCGGCGCTTTCGTTCTATGGGCCGAAAGCCCACACCACCACCAACCACAAAGGACCAAACAAAATGAAGAAAATTAAAATCACCCATGTCTGGCACACCGATGAAAATGCCGGGAGCCGTGACAGGTTTTTCGCCACCGATAAGGAAGCCTTCAAGTATCTGCTTGAAGTGCATGGCGTCGATGTCACCACAATGAAGTGGATGGGCAAGACCAGCATCCTTGAGGCGCGCGGACACCCGGCCGGCGTTCGCATGACCGGGCTGGCAGTGCCGGCAACGGCCAAGGGCATCGCCAAGCTGCTCGACTCTCTGTTTGAGGGGCAGCAGTGATGATTGACCTTTACGGCGTCATCCTAGGCCTTGGCCTGTTATGGCTGTTTGGCAAAATCTGGGACGTTATAAAACTCCATCGCCTTACCGGGCAGTTGCAGCAAGAGATACGCGAGCGGGAGAAACAATGCGACGCAAAGCATTGATTGCCTACTATCGGGTATCAACGCAGCGGCAGGGACGGAGCGGGCTGGGCCTTGAGGCCCAGCGCGCGGCCGTCGCCCGTTTTGCCGAGGCAGAACGGTTGCCGGTGATTGCTGAATATACCGAGGTCAGGACCGGCAAGGGCGCCGATGCGCTGGAGCGGCGGCCGAGGCTTGCCGCTGCGCTCAAGCAAGCCAAAAAGGACGGCGCCTATATCGTTGTTGCCAAGCTTGACCGGCTGTCCCGCAACGTCGCTTTCATATCGGCGCTGATGGCCAAACAGGTGCCGTTTGTCACCGTCGAGCACGGACTAGAGGCGGATCCATTTCTGCTTCACATCTACGCGGCGGTGGCCGAGCAGGAGCGGCGCCGAATCTCACAGAACACCAAGGCAGCGCTCAAGGCCTGTCGGGAGCGTGGCGTCAGGCTTGGCTCAAGGAAAATAGGCGACCACAACAGGCGCGAGGCAAAACGCCGAGCGTTTGAATTGCGCCCTGTCTTTATCGAATTGGCGGAACTGAGTGCTAACGCCATCGCTAGGGAATTGAACAAGCGGAAAGTCGAGACACCAACCGGGGCACCTTGGTCAGCCAAGACCGTGCTCCGGGTGCAAGCCCGCCTCTGAGTTGGTGGTGTGTTGCTGCACACGCCACATCAGCACCACACCATCTAGGCCGGCATACGTCGCAATAAAGCGGCGCATGTCGGCCTTCTTATTGATGCGCTCCCATGCCTTGCGAATAGTGTCATTGCGCTTGTCTGGATCCCCCGTCGAGGGATACTTGCGGGCGAAGATGGCGCGCACTTCGCTGTCAGGCACGGCGCGCACGACCGGATAACCCGGACCCGGCGCCATCATCTTGCCGCTGCTTATCAGGGCGTCATCCAAGGCATCTAGCAACGGCCTGATGGCGCCATTCGGCCGGCCACCCGGATGCTTGGGCAGGTTGCCATCATCCCATTGCACCGTCATTTCGCGCAGTGGGTCACCGTCAGGATCCGGCCCCATGTCTATCGGCGTCAGGCGGAATCCAACCTCATCGCCGGCTGGCCCACCGCGCATTTTGCGGACAGCGAGCCGCAGATTCCGCAGCACTCCGGTCTGTGACTTCTCGCCGAGCACACTGAGCACAAAGTCGGCGGAAGCTTCCTTGGCCGAGGATCCGCGCGGCCCGCGTGACTCGTCCTTACCGAAATGATCGACCACGATAACCACGGCCCCTGTCGCGGTAGACAGTTGCGCCAGCAGATTCATAACCCGTTGAGTCTCGCTGGCATCGTTTGCATCCTTGAAGTCGGCCGCAGCCGATAGAGTATCCACGCAGATCAGGACCAGATCGCAGTCGTATTGCTCGCGACATTCATGCTGCATGCGCTGGCAGAACAGCAGCATTTCCTGAAAGGCGTTTTCAGCAGTCAGGCGCGGGCAGTTAGTAACCCACTTGAACGGCATGCGTTTGACATCTTCGCCCTGCTCGGCAAACCACGGCGCAATCTTGGCCTTGCGCAATCCTTCCCAGCGCTTGCGGATTTGGCTAGGCGCTTCAGCGGCAAACAGCAGCACACCGCCGGGGCGCTCGACATGACGCAAGGCAAAATCGCGCTCAAGGATGACGCATTGCACCAGATCAAGCACGGCAAAGGTCTTACCCATGCCGGTCTGGCCGGCCATCAGGCCGACGCCTGACTGCGGTACAACGCCCTTGACCAGCCAGCCCTGCGCCGGCTGCTCATCCGGGTCGCCCTCCCACTGGCCTTTGTAGGCGTCCGACATCCACGACGCCTTGCTGCCGTTGGCCTTATGCGACCAGTCGGGCAACTCATCCCGCGTCGATCTGGATGTGTAGGGCCGCAGTTCTTTAACCATGCAGGAAGTCGGCGAAGTCGCAACCTTCGTCCTCTGGGGTGTTGATGGTGACGTGACGGTGTTTGTTACTCCATCGCGCAAGGCAACTCTCGGCGGCGTAGATCCCGGCGCCGTCATTGTCGGCCCAGATGGTCAACTCGCCGACGCCAAACATAACCGGAAAGTTCTGGATGGCGCCGGCGCTGCCAACGGCCCAGATCGGTTTATGACTTGCGGCATACAGAGCCAAACCAGTCTCAAGGCCTTCGCAGATATTGAGCACGGGGCAGAATCCAAGCACGTCATAAAACGTCTCCTGCCTGCTCGACAGCTTCATGGCACAACCACCGACCGGACCAAGCATCTGGGCGCCATCCTTGTGACCATCTGGCGTCAGGTAGATCCGCTGAATTGCTTTCGGGCGATCGGTCTGGTCGTCGCGGAACAGTGCCATCAGCGCCGGCTGTCTCGCTTTGCCGCGCGGACACTGAGGATGATAGCGAATAATCTCCGACGCACGGAAGGCAGGAAGCACCAGATCACGGCTATGCAGATACGTTTCCGCCAGCGTTGCATGGGCATCCTCGCCCTCCTTCCAGATCCGCATGGCCAGATCTGACAGCGGTGCCAGCAACGGTTGATTGTCTGGATCTGCGCGGCGCTTGGCTTCAACGGCGTCGATAAGTTCAAAGCCCGGCGTCTCACGGTTGGGCGGATCGAGGCGCCGACGCTGCACGAGGTCGCTGGCCGAATTCCACAACCCGCGCCGCTTCAAGACTGCAATTACGTCGCGCGGATCACAGCCAGCAAGGCAGCGCACTTGCACGTTTTCTCTACCGTCGAACACGATCAGCGACGGCGACCCGTCCTCATGTGCCGGACAGCGACAAGCCCACTGCCGGCCGGAACGCTTGCCGCCGAGTGCGAGGGCGATGTGTTCGGCGTCCATCATTTCCGGCGCCCCCACATATCCATGATGTCGGCACCAGAAACGTCGATGAAGGCATTGTCTCGGATTGCTGTGCCGCCATTGACTGTCGCCCGCGTCATCGTCTTTTCAATGCGAAATTTAACCAGCCAGCCCTGTTGCGGCGTGAACATCTTGACGCGCAACAGCACGGCATCCGGCACCAAATAAATCAGGCCCCAATATTCAACTTGCAGGCCCATTGCCATCCTGCGGCCCTTCAATAACTTTTCAAATGTGAGCAGCCATTCGTTGCGAAAGTTGTATTGCATGTCGCCGAGAGTAATCTGACGGCAACTCGTTTGGGCGACAGCCTTCAGCACGTCATTCATTGACATGATTGCATCGACATCGGCCGGCGTATCTTTCGGCGTTTCGATGTAGCTGCTCCCCGGCCAAACCTGCTTTATTATTTCGACGGCCTGCTGCTCTTGCAGGAGTGTGATGGCGCCATTCGGCGTGTTGATGTCGAGGCTCATGCCGACACACTGACGCGCAACGCGCCCCAGCGTTTCAGCGCAGCGACGGCATCCGTGAAGTTGTCGCACCAGACATACGGATAGCCGTTGAGACAAGCCCACTCCATGAAGGCGAATTGAAAGTCCGACAGCTTTTGACCCTTGCGCTTCAGTTCAAGGAAGTGCGCGTGGCCGGGTCGCGGATCCAAGGAAAAGGCGCGTGGCGCGAGCAAAATAAAATCCGGCCATCCGACCTGCACGCCCATGCGTTTTAATCGCATGGCAGTGCCGGGGTGTCGCCACTCGCCGGCCGGGAAATGCGTCCAGCGCCAGCCCGGTGTTTGCCAACGACGCAGGATGTCGGCGACCATGAAGTGAGTGTTTATTTCCTTCGCCGGCGGGGCTTTCACGCCGCGCTGCCGCTTGCCCTTAAACAGAGACAACTGCGCCATGCGCGGATCCTTACGCCGCGCGGCTTTCCCATTGCACTGAGATGCGCGTCACGTCGTCTGCATTGTGGAAGTCAAACAGATCAACGCTGGCGCGGAAGCCACGTTCGGCAAGTTCACGATCGATCGACGGAAAGAATCTGGCGGGGATTGATTTGCGTTTGTCGCGCCACCAACAAATTTGCGGAGGGTATCTGCCGGTAATCCGTGCCGCCGCAACCACGCCACCGAGCGCACGGATCACATCATCGACAGTTGTGAGATGTTTTCTCGACATCCATTGATGAATCCGATGTTTCTGAAAATCATCAAGGTAAACACAAACTCGTGTCCGCTATTGTCCGTTTTCTGATGATGATAATTGTTGCAGGCGCATTACGATCATATTAAATCTGACATACGCGCAAAATGTCGGCGCGCAAAAACAAAATCCCGACGCCAAGGCTAACCGAACCGACTACCACGATCTTGCGTGAGAGGTAACTATTGCCATGCTGACTGAAGCCCAGAAAGCCTTGCGCAAAAATCACTTCACCGCGTCGATGGCGCCGGCGCTGATGGGCGGCGATCAGGAAAGGCTGACAGAGACTTGGAAGATCTGCACCGGGCAAATAGCGGAGCCGGACCTGAGCGATAACTGGCAAGTCGAAATCGGCAACCTGCTGGAGCAGCCGGCGCTTAACCGGCACGAGCGCAAGACCGGCCATGCGCTGACCCATCGCGGCGAATTCTATCAGCATCCGCAGCGCCGCTTTGTCGGCGCCACCGTCGATGCCGTGCGCGAGTTCGACCAGACCGTGATCGACGCCAAGTGTTGCGGCAGTTTCAATCCGCTTGACGACATCATTCGCTACTACACGCCGCAGGTCATCGTGCAGATGCGAAGCACCGGGTTACCACGCGGCGCATTGTTGATCTGTCATGGCTTTGCCGAGCCGCGCGAGTACGAGGTCGTTCCAGATCTGGATTACGAGCGCGAAGTGTGGAACCGCATTGACAGCTTTTGGCTGTGTGTCGAGACGTGGACCGAGCCGATCGCGCTGCCCAAGGCCACCCCGCCCGACCAGTGGCGCACCGTCAACATCGACAGGCCGGACTGTCCTGAGAACTGGGCGCCGGATATGCGCTCGCACCTCAATGTCTGGGGCCGCACCAAGGTCAGCGCCGAACTGCATGCCGAGGCCAACAAGGAAATCCGCAAGCTGCTGCCGGAAGATGTCGGCCGCGTCGAATACGGCGCCGTTTCGATTGTTCGCAATCGTGCAGGAGCAGTGAGCGTAAAGCGGCGGTAAGTATGTATGTGTAAGGAGTACTGTCATGTCCGAGAATTTGCCGACACTGGTGCCGCGCACGCTGCATGAGGCCATGGAATTTGCCGAGCGCATTGCTGACGGCAAGCTGGTGGCAAAAGACTTTCGCGGATCCCCGCCCGACATCCTGTCTGCCATCTCGCTGGCGCAGCGCTGGAATCTCGACATCTGGGCGGTGATGGAGCATCTGTCGATCATCCAAGGCAAGCGCATGATCGACGGGCAGCTTGCCGGCGCCCTCATCAATTCGCTCGGCAACATTCAATCCCCCATCCGGCACAGCTACTCCGGCGAAGGCGACGACCGCACCGTCAAGGCGTCGGCCACCTTTGTCGGCGAAACCGAGCCGCGCGAAATCGAGGTGCGGCTGGGCGATGCTAAGACTAACAATCCGATGTGGAAGAAGCAGATCGACCAGCAGTTAGCCTACACCGCTAACCGGGTCTGGGGCCGGCGCAACACACCGCAGCTTTTCCTTGGCGTCCACTTCCAAGGCGAGCCGCTGGATCTGGACGTTGGCGAGTTCAAGGAACTGCCGACCATCGCCGCGCCGCTGACGGCCGAGCAGGCTGCCGCCGAGGAAGCCGAAATCATTGGCGAGCCGGTGCAGGTCCACCCGCACGAGATTCCGAAGTCGGCAAATGAAGGCTGGCTGGAATGGGGCAAGCGCTTCATTGCCTATGTGCGCGCCGAGGCAACGCCGGAGGCGATCGCGCAGTGGCGGCAATACAACAACGACAGCCTTGAACTGTTTGCGAAAGAGGATCCCAAGCTTTACGAGGGCTTGATGACGCGCCTGCATGAGCGCGCCGATCAGTTGGAAAAAGTCGATGGTGGTCAAGGACAACGAGTTTCTGGTTGAGGCGGCGGCGTTGTGTGCCGGGCAGAATGTTGACGATGTGTGCATCCTTGCCATCTCGTTGCTGATGTCTGGAGTTCACCAGCGCACCGGCAGCAAGCAGGAGGCATTGGCGATGCTCGATGTGACGCACCGCATAATGCGCAGGTGTATGGATGACGAATACGACCATGTTGCAGCGACGGGAGAACTATATGAGTGCCGAAAGCACTAAAAAAAGTTTCTGTCGTAAGGATCTTGCAAGGCGGTGGCACAAGACAGACCGCACCATCCGGCGCATGCAAAAGCCGGAACATCGCTTTCATCTGCCCAAGCCCGACATGGGCGATCGGTGGTCGGAGGATATGATTCTGGATGTTGAGCGCAAATGGCGCAACACTTTGTCGCGCGGGCAGCAAAAGCATTATCGGGACATTTTCGACGAAGGGATTGCCGGGACGCTGCGGGCCATGCCTGCATGGCCGCCATTCTCCGGCAAGAGTCTGTCGCTGGCAGTGTCAAACCCCGCGTTAGCCAAAGTGTGCAGCGCTAACTACGACGACATCCTCTCCCGTTACATCTCCAAATACACCGAACTGCATCGGAGTGAGACGTGAGCGACAAGACGATCGCCGAAATCGCCCGCCGCGTTGCGATCGCCGCCGCGATCCAAGGCTATGAGCGCAAGCAGGAAGCAGCAAAGGACTTTGTAATCGTACTGACCGAACTGTGTGCGGCAGTCAGGCAGGAGCGTACCGAAAATGAACAACCCGCTGGCCAGTAGCGGCATTACCATGATCTCGCAGCACTATACGGTCGTGCGCGATGGCGCCGAGGTGGTATTGTCGCCGATGCAGTTTCGCATGCTGGAGATGATTGCAACCTCAGAGATTGGCATGACGCCGGAGGCGCTGTTTGACCGCCTGTATGCCGGCATGGATACACCGCTGCACGGCCGGCGCTCCATCCACATCCAGCGCGTGAACGCCAACCACAAGCTAGAGCCGCTGCGCGTCAGGATCACATCCAACCGCCGACACGGAGGCCCCGGCAGCGTGTACCGGGTGATAGCGGCATGACGGCCCTGCTGGCGGTCTATTGGGCAGATGGCGAGCGCGTGCGCGCGGTCGGGACGTGCAACGCGCATTGCTACAACGGCAAGCCGAAAGAGCACTGCACCGAGCAGGGCATGCGGCACTGTGTCTGTATCTGTCGCGGAAAGAACCATGCCGCCGGCTTGATGGCGGCGGTGCGCAATATCAACGAGGACCGCGTCGGCCTGCGCCGGCATTTCCTTGAGCACTTCGCCAAGGTCCACCATTACGATCCGGCCACGCTCACAGTCATCGACCGGCTGAAATACCAGAACCGAGCGCGCGCCAACCGGGCGGCGCGGCGGGCGCTGTTTCCGGCGCCGGTGCCGGTGGATGACCTGTTTGGGAAACTTCTGAAGCTTGACCAGCAAGGTCTGAGGACGGCGGGGGTTGAGTCCGATTCCCGCCACCCCGGAGGGGCCGAGCCGGTCGGGGGCGCGGCGGGGCGGGAATAGTCCCAAAACTCTAGGTATTACAAACACCTCGCCGCGCTTTATCTTTTTCGTAACTGTGCTAGGAGGGAGTCGGGCGGTGAAACTTGCGTATCAAATAGCGTACCCGCCCCGCGCCATGCGCGCCGAGGCGGCAGCGGCATATCTCTCCATGAGCAAGGCAATGTTCCTGCGGCTGGTGGAGGATGGCCTGATGCCACAGCCTACCCCGGTGCGATCAATGGTGACGTGGGATCGCAACGATCTTGATGACGCCTACCAAGCAATCAAGGACCACGCGCTCCCGGCTGAAAACTCCTTCGATAAGAACCAACGGGAACGCAAAAATGCCAAGACCAGAAAACCAACCGAAAAAGTTTAAGTATCTCTACCGCAAGAATGGCTGCACATACTTCCGCTCACCGATCGACGGCAAGCTGACGCCGCTGCCAAAGGAAGGCAGCGCCGAGTTTGATCGCGAGCATGCCAAGTGTCTCTACGGGCTGGCCAGCCGGCGCGCGGCAAAGGCCGACACCGGCACAACCCCGACGCCGCCGATCGCGCTCGATCCAACCAAGCGCATTACGGTTTATGAAAGCGGCAGCATCGGCCGCGCGCTGCTGGTCTACTTTGGATCCAACAAATTCCGCACCGGCACCAAGAGCGGCACCAAGACCAACTACCAGCGCAACGCCAACGTGCTGCGCGACCGGATCGGCGACGTGCTGTTGCGTGACATGGACGTTGACCGCATTGACATCTATTCGGAGGAAATCGCCGCCGAGTATGGCGCCACCGTTGCCGATGCCCATGTGCGGCTGATCTCGCTGGCGTGGAAGGTCTGCCGGAAATATGCCGAGTTCGGCATCAAGCTTTTGGCCAATCCGACCGAGCAGGCTGAGAAGCACTATGGCGGGGCCAAGCGTCCGCACCGGCCATGGACCGAGGACGAGCAGGATTTGTTCATGCGCACGGCGCCTGACTATTTGCGGCTGGCCAAGGTCGTGCAGCACTTCCTCGTGCAGCGCGGCGGCGACGGGGTCAAGATCAAGTGGACCGACTTCGACGGCAGGGGCATCTACATCACGCCGGAAAAGACCGACGCCATCCCCGACCCACTGCCCTATTACAACCGCTGCCCGAAGCCGCTGCTGGAGGCGCTGCGCACGGCGCCGCGTCTAGCCGAGACGATACTGGTCAACTCGCGCGGCAAGCCGTGGCATGCGGCGCGCGGGCTTTCGCATGCCTTCCGCAAGCACCTTATCAAGATCGGGTTGTGGCAGAAGGGCGCGCGCAATCCGGTGCTGCATGGGCTGCGCAAGAATGGCGCTTCCGAGGTGGCCGAGTTGCTGGTCGGCACCGCCGGCGTCAAGAGCGTCGGCAACTGGAAGTCAAATTCGCAAGCCGAGTGGTACGCCCAGCATGCGTCACAGGTGGCGATGAACGACTCCGTCGTTGATCGCTGGGATGAAGTGCTTGAGGCCAAGCGCAAGAAACGGGCACCCCGGCTGCGGGTGGTGAAATAGGATTGTATTCGGGTACAAAATTGGGAAGTAGGGGTGGGAAGTCGTTGATATTGCTCGCAGACACAAAAATTGGCGGTTTTACAGTTTGTAAGCGATTCCAGCAACTTCCCATACCCACTTCCCAATTTTTCTTCCACCCTGTGCCACTTTGTTCTCACCGGGAGTGCGGTGCCCCGGTGGGGCTTGTGGTCCTTTTGGGCATGCCGCCAATGAAACACGGGATGCGAAGCTAGTGCGCCCTAAACGCCAATGAACCACTATCTTGAAAATGACGCGGTGATTTCGGAGTGCGGGCAATATCGCTATTTGCTGCGCCGTGTTTGGGATAGAGCGAAGCCCCGCGCTCTGCTTATCATGCTCAATCCATCAACCGCTGACGCACGACAAGACGACGCCACCATCCGGTCATGTGTTCGGCTGCTGACAAGCCTTGGCTATGGCAGCATGGAGGTGGTCAACCTCATGGCATGGCGGGCGACCGACCCGAAAAACATTCCAGACAAGCCGTCACTGGCGATGGGCTGCGACAATCCCCGCGTGATCGAGGCCGCCGTTCACCGCTGCGACGTGGCAATTTGCGCTTGGGGAGCACATCCATATGCCCAACGCTTTGCGCGTGGCGTTTTAGATGTGGTGAACCTCTACCGACCGATGGCTTATTGCTTTGGCAAAACTAAAGCCGGTGCGCCGAAGCATCCACTCTATATCAAATCAGGAACGCCACTTGAGGCGTTTTCCGCCGCATAATGGAGAAAAGCGTGAGAACACACGCACTATGTCGGTCCTTACATAGATCACCAGACGCCCGGTGGATGGACCTCAGCCGGGGCCGGATGGTGCTCGGGAGTCGTGCCCCGATTCTCCGCCAGTTCAACGTATATGGCTGAAAACCACCGGGTTGTGCTGATCGCAAAAAATCGCAAACGAAATAATCTTGCGTTTTTTTGAATTGTCATCATTGACGTTTTTGCTCGACACAACCGAGCACCACTAAAAACAGATCCGATTCAACCGGATCGCGATTCACCGCACCGCTTGTTTTCCAGTCCAAATGATTTTTTTCGGGGGGGGTCCGCGTCAATGACGACGGGCGCAACCTGATCGCGAGTCGAGTCGGAATCGCGATTCTGGAAAAGTCGATTTGGTACACTGCGCACGCGAGTTCGGAATTGGACTCGTGCGGGCGCGTTGCCCGTGTTGTTTGAAAATTGCATCTGAAAAAACAGCGGCCCCCGCAGGACCAACCGCAGGGGCCGCCAAACCAACCAACCAAAGGACAAGTATAATGACAAAAGACCCTAAAGCCAAGCTTAACGACATCGAAACCCGCATGCGGCGCTGGCACACCCGGTTAACGCGGGCGTCCAATATGCTGCAAAAGCTGGAAAAACAGCGGCGGCGACTGGTGTCCCCGGTCAGGACAATGGCCGAACGCACCGCCGAACAGAAGGCAACCGGCAAGATGCCACCATTTGTCACGGTGACGCCTGAGCCGTTTGGCGTGGTTGAGCATGTCGCCGAGCAGCTAGACATTCCGCCCTTCCTCAATCGGGCGGATCCGCTGATCGCCGAAAAGATGACGGCAGCCCGCAAAAAGGCAGAGGCAGAAGCCCGCAAGGCCATGCCGCTGACCGGCAAGGCGGCGATTGACTACATCAAGGCCCCACCGAAAAAGCGGAAGGCCTAAACCTCACCCCGCCCGGTATATATACCGGGCGGGGTTTTCGTTTGTCAGTACGCCGCCGTGAGTCGGTCGGGGAATATCGTCGGAGCAGCAACCGCCATGTGGCGATGACGCGATCGCGCGCTGGCCACCATCGTCGTCGGCCGGGATCCGCATGCCGCTGCGCTTACGCCCACCTGCACATGCCCATAGTCAGAATGGCACCACTGCCCACCTTCAAACAGGCCATGGGCTGCGGCAATTCTGGCCGCCGTCGTTTTGTCGGGCAGGTGACAGCGGGCATCAACCCTGCCCCGCCCGGTCTGGCAAACGTCCAAGGCCTTGCCGCACGGGTGCATGCCGCCCGACCAGCACTTGCCCCGTCGGGTGCCGCCCATGAAACGCACGGTCGCGCCGTTCGCCTCAAGGTCATCAATGTAGGCTTGGAAGCGGTAGGCGAATTGAGCGCCGACGCGCGCCGTGGCGCCGGTCTTTTTTGAAACGACCACGCCAGCATTTCCGTTGGCGTCAACCGCTTGACGATGTCGAGCAATAGCCGTCGATGTCGCGAACACGCACGCAAGCATGATCGCAACGACTGTTACGCGCCGTTGCATGTGGGTCATCCTTCATTTGTTGGCAAACAAAAGATTCACCCCGGAGAGAAGCCCCAGCCACCACCCCAATTTATGCCGGCAAACAGATCATCCGGTAGTATCGGGAGCGGGGTCGGCTGGAAACTGAAGGGCATTGTCGAGGGGTCATATTGCTGTGTCGGCGTCGGGCTGACCGGCTGCTGTTGCTGCCACTGCTGCGGCTGTGGTTGCGGTGGCGGCGGGTTGGTCATGGCCGCTCGCGCCGTGTCCGACATCTCGGCAATGCGCCGGGCGAGAATGTCCTGATCCATTTGCTGACTCTGGTTCAACAGGCCGGGGCTGTAGCCGGCAACCGCACCGGCAAGGGCCGCGCCTAAATTGCCGGTCGGTGATGCTTCAAATTCACGCGGCTGTGAGGGCTGGCCGAACTGGTCGGCCGAGCGCGGCGCCTGCGCCAATGTCGGCGGTGCTTGCGAGGGCCGTTGCGGTGGTGCGTCGGATGGGCCGCCGAAGAGCCGCGCCAAGGACGATTGACGCGGTGGTTGATTGAGCGGACCACGCTGGGCCTCATCATACGAAAGCGGATCCAGAACCGGCGCCCGACTTGCTTCCTGTTGCACGGCATTTTCGCGCGTGGCCGCTTCTGCCGGCGTTGCAAAGGGCGGTGTCATGCTGCCGAAGCCGCGCTGCGGTACTAAGGTGTCAAGAAGTCGTGACAGCGTTTGCGGCCCGACATGCAGCGACACCCCGCCTGCATCGGCGCCAGCACTCAGCGAGCCGGCATAGCCCTGCGGCGGGCCGCCGTAATCGGCGCGCGCAATCTGCGCCGGACCAAGATCCTCGCGTCCCGGCCGGGTCGGCGGCAGCGGTACATTATACGGAGAGAGGGGCAGGTCAGGCAGCGTTGACTGCCTTGGCATCATGGACAATGCGGGGGGCGTGCCGGCGATCTCTTGGAACGTCGCCGGCGATGGCGGGTTGGTCGGAGGCGTGTCGGACTTGTAGAGGTCAATCAGCGAGTTTGGTTTACCTCGCATACCTTCAAGCGTTCGTAACGTCTGCTCCGGGGGCGCCATGGTTTCCGGCTTGGCCAATCGGCCGGCCGCCTCCGGGGCAGGCGGCACCGGCCCCGTGGGTGTCCGACCCCTAGCCGCCGGCGCGGGAGGTTTTTGTGCGGCGGTTGATGGAGCCGGTGCCGATCGGGCCGGTGAAGCTGGCCCGATGTCGCGTGTAAGACCCATTGCCTGCTCACCGGATCCGCTTGGGTTGATGATCTGATGCCCGGTGTTCGGGTCGATGTAGGTCGATGCGCCGGTCGTTGCGGCGATCTTGTCGCCAAGCGTCTGTCCGGCCGGCGCGGTCTTGGCGGGAGCACTGCCGGCTTGGGCCGCGCCTTTCGGCGGGACAAACTTGTCGCCCTCCCAGTGTCCGGCTTTCGCGGCATTTTCGCCGGTGGCGTACTGGCTTTGGTTGCTGAAGGTCGGATGATTTGGTTTTTTGAATGTGTCCGGCCAATGCCCGGTTTGCGGATCTGCCGTTACGCCAGCCTTGAACGCGCCGCGCAGGTCATAGTCAGCGCCGCTATCGTTTGGGGCGTTTTTTTGTTTCCAAGCCTGAAACGCCGTCTCTTCGGCCGGTGACAATTTAGTCTCATAGGCGCCTGCCGCTCCCCCTTTAGCCTTTTGCTCTGCCGCCAGCGCGGCGGCGTTTGGACCTGCGGCGCCCGGCCGCTCTCGCGGCGTCGGCACCATGCCGGGAGCATTGGCGAGCACTTGTTGCGGCGCGAGTTCACCCTGCCCCTGACTGCCCCGCTGCCGGTAAAATGGACCCTGCCCCGGCGCGTCAGTTACCAGCGGATTGGCTGTCGATGGTCGCTCCGCATATTGCTGAATTGGCGGCGGTGTTGCGGTGGCACCGCTGATGGCTTTCTGCGCCGGCGCGTCCAGCATTGTAGCGCGCTGTTCTGAGGTTGGCGCCAGCGAAAACGCCTGCTCTTTGGTCGGCGTTGGTGCAGCACCAGATGCAAGCTGAGTGCCGACAGGCACATCGCCCGGCGGTCGCGGCGGGATTGGCACGCGCTCAACCTTGTGGCGCCAGATGTCCATAAACTGTTGCGAGGTCAACTTATCCACGCCACCGGGGAATTGCTTTTTGATGTCGTCGGGGACGTTGCCCCAGATGGCTTTCTTCGCCCACGCCTCGCCCTTCTGCCGGCCTTCGGCAGTATTCGCCATGTTTTGCCAAGCCGGTGCGCCGGGATTGGCCATGTGGTTGGTGATGCCGCCCTCGCCTTGCTGGTTGATGAGATACAATTCGGTCGGATCCGGTGCGCGTCCGAATTGTTGCTGAAACCATTTTGCGCGGTCGGCGTACATCTGTGCGCCGTGCTGCAAATCCTTGCCACCGTAGCGCTTGATTTCATCCGGCCCCATCTGCAACAGGCCGACATAGGATCCGGTGCGCGCGTTTGGATCACCGCCGCTTTCAATCTTGATATAGCGCGGCATGAATTTCGCGAGTTCTGGCGATAATCCCAGCCGTCGCGCAATCTCAATCGGATCCTCTGGGTCGCGAGCCATTACTGTAATCCTTCATTGGCGCCCTGAAGTCGCGCCATCTGTTCAAGGATGCGATCGAACGACGTTTTGCCGGTTGTCATCGATGGCGGCGGTGGATTCGCCATGCGATTCTGTGCCCACTTGCTTTGCAGAAGGCGCCCCTGAATGTCCGGCAGTATCTTGCCCACAGCGCCGGCGGCGACCGTTGCACCAACGTCACCGATCACTGGGCGCAGTGCGCCATAGGTGAGAAACGCCGGCCCGTAACGCTCGCCTGCCCGCGTGAAAGCACGATAGCCGCCGCCCTTGTCCGACCCATAATCCCAACGCCGCGCCAGCATTGCGAGGTCTTGTAGATCCTGCACGTTATTGCCGCCGAGCCGGGCCAGTTCCGCCTTGTCATTTGCCGTCAGATTGTCGATGCGATCAGCCAAGCCGCGCGGGCCGGCAGCGCTGTCGCGATTGAGCGAGGTGCGAAGCATCTCGGTCAGATCTTGCGCGGCGGACTGGCTGCGCGTGATGTCCATGGCGGCGTCGAAGGCTTCGGCCTTCACCCCGGCCGCAACAGCGGTTTTTTTCATGGCCTGCGTGGCCGGGTCATAGACCGTGCCGACATAGCGCGAGTCCATCCTTGGCATATCGCCAAGATCCAAGCGCAGATTGGTGCGCCAGTTTTTGAACTGCTCATAAGTGACAAACGGCAGGGGGCCAGTGGCGCCCTGCATCCGCATGGCCTCCAGATCTTTCAAACGCGGCGCGACCTGCCTGTTCCAGTCGCCACGGTCCATCTGGTTCGCCAGCGCCCGCATAGTGTTGATAGTGTCGCTGACATCGACCGGGTTCTGTGGGCCGATACGCGCCGCCAAGTGCTGCTGTGCCGCCTGACTGGCATCGGCGCCGGCAGCGCGGGCGCGAGCGGCAACATCGACAATCTCCGCGTTCTCTGCGGTGCGCACCGGCAACGCTTGCCTGTTTTCAACCAGTCGCTTGCCGGCATCGACCATGCCGCCGAGCATCAGATCGCTCTGCGCCTGCACGGCTTCGCTCTTCGGCATCATGGTGCGTTCAAGCCGCTGACCTTCCTTGTTCGCAAGAGAACCGAAAGTGACCGGCATCGGGCCTTGCCCCGGCGCCCCTTGACGTTGCGCCGCTGCCGCGACTTCGCCTGCCTGTGTCCCGGCATATTGGACCGGATCGTAGCGACTGAGGATGGAGCGCGGAGCGCCGAGCGCCATCGGTGCGCCCATGCCGGCGGCAAGGCCGCCGATCAGGCGGCCTTTCTCGCCAAACATCTGGCCACCGACTTCACCGCCGACTTCACCGCCAACGACCGGGGCAACGGCATTGCGAATTGCGGAGCCGGCGCCGGCGAGAACGGCTTTGGCAACTGTCGGTGCCTGCGCCACGGCCCTGACGATGCCGGGGCCGGCGGGGATTGCGGCTGTGCCAACGGCCTCGGCAAACCTTTGTCCCGGCGTTGCCGCCTCCAGTGGAACGCCCATGGCATTAAGCGCCGCGTTGCCGGCTTCGGGGAACATCTTTTCACCTCTCGCCTCTTTCTTTTCCCGCAGCGTGCGCATTACTTCCGGCTCAAACGGATTGAGGCCCGCATTGCTGATGGCGGCAGGTATATCCCACGGTGCCGTGACAAGGCGGGTGCCCATGCGCATGATGGCGTTGCCGACTTCCTGCATCAGTGGGTTTTGCACCAGCGGCGCTTCGGTCTTGTCGCTGACCTTGCGATAGGCTTCCGCGACCGTCACAAATTCCGGCGTGCCGGCCTTGTCCTTATTGTCGAGCAGCCAAGTCGCGTAATCGCGGCGCCGTTGCAGGTTTTCGTCCGGCGGCATATCGGACGGGACTGGCGACTCTCCTATGGAGGTGTAGTCGGCCATCAGCGGCGCCTTCCGACAAGCGCGTCGGCACGGTTAAACAGCGCGTCATCATCTGTCGGCTTCTTTGCCGGCGCCGCAGATATTCCGGCGGGCGGCGCCGTGGGTGTCGGCGACGGTGCAGCCTGTGAGGTTGTGGGCGTGGCCTGCACCGCCGCCGCTCCCCGTCGCGTTCCTGATGGCGCTATGTCCGGCGGCGCCCCGGCCGCCGATGTCGATGTCTGGCCGGGCGCCCCGCCATTAAGGTGGCCACCGATCCTGATGAGTTCGGCATCGCCCGGTGTATCGCCGGTTTTGCCATCGAAGATTCCGTTGCCGTAGCGATTGATTTCCTTGTTGTCGAAACGTGGCGGCTGGGTCAGTTCCGGCAAGTGCTGACGCGGGTCGAGGTCACGCTGAAGCAGCGTGTCGTTGGTCTGTTGTGCCAGATTAACCGTGGCCTCAAACGACGATGTCGCCTTGGTGTAGGCCTGCTCAAGCATCTGCTGGCGTTGCTCCGGCGTCAGCCGGCCGCCGCCTTTGACATAGCTAAACAGGCCCTTCAGCCGCAGCGCGGGTGATCCGGCGCCCTTGGCTAGATCCAGTTCGCCCTCGCGCACTGCCGAGCCGGGATCCAAGATCTTGGCCAGTGCGTAGATCATGTGCAGGTCGCCGTAACCGTTGTCGTACTTGGCCGCCCGTTGCATGCCGTTGTAGGCGGTTTCTGTCGTGCGCCAGTCATCCACGGTTTTGCTTTTGCTGAAGTTGGTAGCTTCCTGCTGATCGAAGCCCCGGTTGACCTGTGTGATGCTCATGGGGCTGCCCGGCGCCGTTTGCTGCTGCTTGATCGGCCCCGGATCCGAAGGCTTCCACTTGTATGGCTGTCCGGCCGCCGCTGCCGGTGGTGCCCCCGGCGCCGCCGGCTGCGCTGCTGCGCCGCCGGGCGCGGCCAACCGATTGGTCGGAACGTCTGTAGCCGGCACTGAAGTTGTGCGAACGCTTGGCGCCCCGGACAGGAGTCCCTGATCGGTGCCGGGCAGTACGTTGCCGCCCGGTTGTGCCGGTGCGCCACCGGCGCCGGGTAATGGCGCTGTCGGAATTCCCGTTTGCGTTTCGGCTGGTTTGCTTGTTTGGCCCTTGCCGTAATACTCACGCCGGAGAAGTGCGTTCACCGCTTGCAGCCCCGGATTGTCCTCTTCTTTGTTGAAACCGATGACGATATTGCCACCGAACGGATCCTTGCCGGGCTGATGGATCTTTGGATTGGCGGCGTAATACTTCTGCGCCAAGCTGGCCAACGGCTCTGCCGGCGTCCGACCCTGAAGGATCTCTTGGTTAGCGATTTGCAAATCGTTGGCATTTTTTTCTGGGCTGCCAAAGCCCGGCTGCGTCACGTTGACGGTGCTGCCGATGCCCTGCGGCCTGTAGTTAGATGGGACAAGCGAGGAAATCGGCTTGCCCGTGTAGACATCATTCACCCCGTCGTGCGTCAGGAACGGGATCTGACGGCCGGTGCTGGGGTCCGCAAAAACCACGGTAAAGGGCGCCTTCGCTTCCTTGGTCGGATCCGGCGGTTTGCCGGCGGTCGCGGTGTAGACCTGCGTATAGTCGGCCGTACCCGGCGCCGGTCGGCCGGCCAGCATTTCGGTTTGCCCTTGGCCGTAGAAGAGTCCCTTGACCACAGGCTCGCCACCGAGCGCGCCGGCCATGGTGGAGGCCTGCCCGAAACGGCGCCGCGCATTTAACAACTGCTCTTCCTGCTCCGGCGTCCAGTTGGCGCCAGCCGCACGCTTTGCATCGACCAGCCGGTCCATGTTTGGCTGAAACTCTGCCGCGCTGCGTCTGGCGTCCCACTCTTCCTGTGCCCGCGCCCGCGCTTCTGCACTCTTGCGGATTTCCTCGGCTATATGTGCCGCCTGAAGCTGGCGCTGCGGGCCGGCGGCAAGCGTGTTGGAAATCTTCATCAACTCGTTGCCGATGACGCCGTTGTCGTCAAAATTTAAAACCGGCATAGATCCTCCATCAGCCAAACCCAAACCCGGCGCCGGTGGAGATGCCTCTGCCGGCGATCGATCCCAAGGCGTTGGCAATACCGCCAAGCGGCGATCCTGTAGCCTGATAGCGCAGCGGCTCTACCTGCTTGGAGACGTTGTAAGCGGCAAGATCGCCGCGCCGCAGGTTGCCGGTGAAGTCGATTAACTCGTTGCCGTGCTGGAAGGCGCGGCCGACAGTGTTGGCTAGGCCGAATTGCGAGCCGCCGTAAGACTGAATTCCAGCGAGCGCGGCGATGCGCGCACGGGCGTCAGCCGCAGCTTGCGCCACACGGCCACTGACGCCTTGTTGGAATTCCTGCGATGCGTTGGTCTGGCCCGACAGCAACAGATCGCCGGCTATCGCCTGATCGCTCTGCTTCAGGGTGTCGGACGTTAGTTCATTTGTAAGGCGCGCTTCCTCGGTATGTTGTTGCTCCTTTTGCTGCTCCGGCCCGATCTTTCCCAGCGTCTCCTGTTGCGCGGCAGATGCTCGTTGCCGGTTTTCGACATCCTTTGCCCACGCCTCTTGCGACTGCCGACGCTGATAGGCGACCCATGCAGCATTTGCCTCTTCCTGCTTGTTCATGGCGTCTTGCTGCGCCGAATAGTTCATAAAGCCGGTCGCCAGCGAAGCGATGCCTGCAATGACGCCACCGATCAACGGATCACACATTGCTCACTCACGCCGTATAGCGGCCCCTATCAACGCCCGGCGGGTTCGCCTGTAGGCCCCTGCTGGTGTTGTAATTGTCTACAAACTGGTTAAGCCCGCTGATGCCACCCACCGCGATCGGTGTGAACAGCGCACCAAGCGGATTGAGATTTGGCGTGGCGATCTGACCTTGCTGTACCGAACTGGTTGCGGTGTTGGCGGCGACGGTCGGATCCTCAGTCGCGTACAGTTGCGACATCGCGCTCTGTTTCTGGTTGGCGATCTGATTGCGCAGTTGTGCCGCCTGCTGATCGCCGGCCGCCTTCATGGCGGCGGTATTAACTTCGTTTTCCTTGAACAACTGGGAGGTGGCATCAACGGCTGCCGTTGAGCGCAACAACCCGGCGCGCGACAGATCGGCGGTCAGCTTGTCCCGCGCCCGCTGATACTGGTCTTTGACCTGCGGCAGCGAGTAATTCAGGTATTTGTTCTCGTAGTCCTGATAGAAGGCATCATCAAAGCCGCCGCCCTCAAAAATTGAGTTGATCGCTTCGCTGCCTTGCTTCAGGCGGGCCTGCCGCTGGGCCTCTTTCTGCTTGGCCTCTTCGGCTTGCTGCATCTCAAATTGTAGCTGCGCGTTGTTTGATGATCTTGCTTTTCCGCCCATCACAGCACCTTTCGCATGATGACGCCGATTTCCTCGGCGCCAAATTTCCTGAATAAATTTTTGAGTGTTGGGACGGCCTCGTGACCGCCGGCGATCGGAATGTGCATTGCAACCGCGCCGTCACCTTTTGCCAGATCCATCGCAGCCCAGACCAGCATGCGGCCGACCGGAGTAAATCGATACGCCGAATAGGCGAATATCTCGCCGAGCACCGCGCACTTGTTGTCGGAAAAACTGCCGTCGAGCGAGTAAGAGATGACGCCGACGATGTCACCGCTATGGACCGCGACAATGTGCGGACAGACGCCGTTGCCAATCGCGGCGGTCAGATATTTCGATGTCGCCACCGGGTCACATGGAAACAGTTTGTTGTAGGTCGGGCTTTCCTGTAGCAGCGTCATCGCCAGCGCGGTGATCTGCGGAACGTCCTCGACCGTTGCCAGCCTGATCTGGATTGCCGGGTGCGTTTGTCGCTTGGCGGCGGTGCTCATCTCTGAGCCACCTGTAAAGAATAAAATCTTCGCCGCGTTTGCCGGAGGAACGCATACAGGCTTCGGGGACGGCGCCAAACATTTTGAGCCAGCGGCCAGTATCGGTGCGGCCTGCCAGTGCTCGGCACTCGATCCGGTGAAACCCCAGATCCAGCAGAACCGGGAACATAAAGCGATTGACGTGCTTTGTCATCGTTAACAGCGCCCGGCCCCAGTCGTTTGTGCCGTAAGCAAAGGCGTAGCCGACCCCCGGCCACATCGGCACCAGCCCCCATGTGGTAATTGGCACCTTGTCGCGGCTGACAAACGCCATCAGCGACGTAGCCAAGATCTTTTCGGCCAAAAAGCCGGGATCCTCGCTGATCGCGGTCGCCGACAGTTCGATGCGATCCGGCTCGCGCAGGTTCTCGGTGACGTACTTCAGTGTGTCGAACGTCGCCACTTCGACGCGGATCATCCAGATTCGGCCTTGTCATAGTGCATGATGATGTTTGAGAGAGTGGCCGGCGCCGGATCCCCGGTTGGCGCGGGGGAGCGAAAGCGCAGCGAGATGTGGGTCGAATGACCTTCCATCGGGAAGCGGCCTTGCAGGAATGTCGGGCCTGTCAGCTTGCCAAGATAATCCTCGGCGTCTTGGTTGCTCGGATTGTAGGCGGCATAAACATCCCACTCGCCGTCACAGGCCGAATCGAGGCCGTGGAATGTCTTGAACGTCGCCGGCTCATCACCCGACAGGAACGGGAAAACGATTTCGACCGGACTGTGATCGTGGATGATGCCGGTATCGGTGGCGCCGCCGTAGGAATAAATGTTGTTATTTGTGTCGCGCACGATGACATGCTGGCGATGCGTTGCCGCCGCTACGATCTGGAACTGATCGCCGTTCTCATCGGTCGGGGTGTATTCGGACCACGCCGTAATTTTTGGCCCCGGAAATGCTGACAGGATGTAGACGCGGTCTGGCATGATGACCCAAAAGCGGCCGGTGACGGGTTGCAGGATCGAGATGGCGCGGCTGAAGAAGGATTCGCCATACTGGCGCAGCAATCCCTGAATGGCCGGATCGAGCGGCGAGCCAACATCGGACACCGACGCCGCCAGCGAGGCATTGCGGGCGCGCAGTGAGCGGATGCCGTCAGGCGAGATGTAGAGCACGTCGCCGGATCCATATTGCAGCACCGACTGGTGCGCGATGGTGCCGGCCTGTCGGAGCGTCTGCACATGCTGACTGAGCAGGGGGTCAGGGTCGATCGCCCACAGTTGCGTGGCGGTTTTCGACATGATCGCCAGCTTGTCGTAATAAACCTCCAGCGCGATGCAATCAGTCATGTCGCTGTCCTCAAGCGACAGATCTTGATTGCCGGAGTGTGTACCAGACCAGTCGGCCGGATTGCCGGTCGCGGAGTAGTAAAGAAACGAGCCGGCCACCGCGAACATCTTGTTCTTATAGGTGCGGACAAAAAAGCCCTTGGCGTTTGGGTCGGTTATTGCAGCGCCGTCGTAGTAGCGCTCCACGTTGCCCTCGGTGTCGGTGGTGACGACAACAAATACTTTGTTGTCGAACGTATCGAAGTCGATGACTTCCTCAATATTGCCGGTGTCTAGGCACAACTGGCCCACACCCCAATCGCCGACTGGCTCCACCGTTGACGGCCCGCCCGGCATGAAAACGTAAAGCTTCTGGTTGACTTCAACGAGGCTGCGGCTGGCCGGGTTAACCGTGGCAAATTTCACAAACGCAAAGCGCTTTTCGATTTCGCCGCCCGGCGTGACGTGGCAATTCCGCAAGACACGCAACGTGCCGGCCGGCGCAGTCAGCGGGGAGCGCCGTAGATCTAAGCCGGCGGAAAAGTCGGTGACAGTGTAATACGGCATCGCCGGGCCTCACGGAACGTAATCAATGCCCGGCACAGGCCCGCGTGCCGTGTTGCGCGCAGTATAGTCACCGCCGTAACGGCCTCCCATATTGTAGCTGATGCGCTTATCGGCGCCCTGATTGGCCAAAAGCCTGCGCAAATACTGATTAGCTTTTTGCAGCTTGAGTGCGGCTGCTTCGGCTTTCTGTGTGGCGAGGATTTCAGCCGCCGCGAATAGTACGATCGCCTTGGAGTCGATCACGCAGGTATCGTCATCCGCCACCAGCGGATTGCACGGCGCCTGTCCCTCAAAACGCAATATCCCATCGCTGGACGGCACCGGCAGCAATTCGACCTGCCCGATCGGATTAGTTTTGCCATCGGTGTCCACTGATACCTTGTTGCCCCAGCGCGCCGGACTTCCGACCTGTGCAGTTGTGGGGCTTAGATCAAAGGCGCGCAGGCCGTATTGCAAAGCTTTCCAGTTGTCGTTGCCGCTGGCCGCAAAATAAATGCGGTTGATCTGATCGAACGGCATCGAATTCGGATAGCTGTAAATGCTTTGATTTTTCAGGGCAGGCACATCGACCCAGTAACGCAAGTGCGGCCACTCAAACTGCTCCCATAACTCGCGTTGCTGGCGATCAAGTTGGATGTCTTGCGTCTCCTGAGATTGCACACCCTGCGCCGGCGACAGACTTTGGCCAGTCTCGGCCCGCAGATCCCGGCGCAGGTTAAGCAATGTCACGCCGACAGGCATCACACACCAACTGGCGGACGCGGATGTTTGCCGGGCTTAAAGACAGCCGGGGCGACCGGAGGCTCAAGGCCCTGCCCCTTCACGGCGGCGTCATCGTCATCCTCATCGTCAGGTATCGGGTCTGGCGTCGGCGTCGGATGACCGTTGCCGTTTTCAGCCGGCAAGCCGTCCTGATCGACGCGCGGCTGATTTTCCGGCTCGCCCGGCATAACCATCTCCATGCGCGGATTGCGGCCGGGAAAAACTTTTTCGACTACATGGCCGTATTTGACCAGCAACCGATTCTTTTCCATCCGGTGATTGGCTTCGGTGATCTTGACCGGCTTGATGTCGTGGACGCTTTCGTCCCCGTGCAGCGCGATCAAAATTTGCACCTCCGGCCACGACACCGGGTCACTCTCAAGGAAATCAACGTAGGTGAAGCCCTGACCTGCAAGGTTCACTCGGCAGGTACACAAGTGCATTTGCATCGGTTTTTCCTTTTTGCTGGACCGCCGGCGCCGGGCTTGTCCGAACGGCGCCGGCGGCTCCACTCAGGCAATATCGATCACGAGCGCGGAGTTGAGGCGCCGTGCGCAAAGTTGCCCGGTTGAGGTGATGCCCCGGTAGAGCAGGTATTTGTCCGGGGGCCGTGCCGGCGAGTGCTGGTGACGCCACTCGTCCTGCATCTTGACTAGGTAAATATCCCTATTATCCCACCAGTAGCAGCGTTTCGACTTGCTAATCGGTGCGGAATCGAGGCTCGGATCATAGGTAAAATCCGTGCCCATATAGGAGATCTGTCCTACGCTGACATCCTTGCCGCCCGAATAGCCAGTCATCGAATAGCTGCCGTTTGACCGCAACTCGGTTTCCAGTGCGCCAAGGAAGTCGCTGCCGCAGAGCGCGGTGTTGGGCTTGCCGCCGTACCGGGTCAGTTGCCGATACTCGGATTGCAGCTTGGCGATCAGTACGCCGCCGCCGGTTGCGCTAGAAGCAATCGGCCCGCCGCCCCAAGCACCGAGCGCGGGAGTCGTGCCGACCGCCGTACCCATCGCCGCCGTATAAGCGCGGTTGCGCCACCAAGTATAAGTTGCCCGATCGAGGCCGGCGACGATGCCGGTGCCGGGGGCGTCGGTGACAAGCGCTGCCATTCCGGCCAGCGCCTTCGGGTCGGTCGAGCCGTTGGACCACAGCAGAAGATTGAGCGATTGCGCGTAGCGTTCACTCAAATCCTGCAATGCGTCGTCAAGCAATCCGACAAGCACGGTGACATCGCGCCCGCTGTGCTCGCTTGTGCTTTCGCCGTTTGTATCGACAACGCTGATGCCGTCCACCTTGAGTTCGGAGTGCGTCAGCGTGATGCCGATGTGGTGCTCCTTCCACGGAAAGCGCGCCTGCTTCAAGTTGGCAGGCGTGTAATATTGAACTTGATCGTCAAGCTGATAACCAACCAGCTTGTCGTTGGTGCCCGGCGCTGCTGTGTTGCCGTAATCACCTTTGACGCTGATGACGATGTCGCCCTTGCCTCCGGGGAACGACTTAGCTTTCGACTCCATCATCGCGAGCAGCGGCTTTTCCTGAATCGCCTCTTGGAAAGCCGTGCCTTTATTCATCCAAAAATCGAGCGCGGCCGTTGCTACATGCTCCAGCAACGGAGTGGTAAACGTCGGCATTGACGTGCGCCTTTATGTCAGACGCGCGCCCGATCGATGGCCTGCAAGACTGCGTCTTTCAGGGATTTTGGTTCGGGCGCCGCGCCGTTTGTTCGGCCCGTGCTGCTCGGCTGACGTGATGTCGGCGCTTTCGGAGGGCGCCAACGAGCGCTTAACTCGTTCACACGCTTGTAAGCTTCCTTTGCAATCTCTACCGCGTGTTCCGGTGACTGCGGATTGCCGCGTTCGCGGACCACAGCCCACATCACTTGCTCTAGCAGCGGTTTTTTCACGACATAATCCGGGTCTGACCGCATCGTCGTCTGTTCCCATGCGTTCACAGTGTCGCGCACTGCGACATTGAGATTTTGCTGGGCAGTGCTTTGCACATGCGCGTCGTAAGCTTGCGCCTGCCGCACGCGCTGGCTTTCGGACAATGCGCGGTCCATGCGCTCGCGATGAAACATCGCGGCCGCCGGTGCCGTCATGTGCCCTTCCGCTACCCGTTGCCGCAAATCCTGCGGCAGCGAGATGCCCAGATATTCCTCGGCCAACTGCACATAAGGCCGCACGCCCTCGTAGAACGTCTTGAAGTCGCCACGCCGCATTGCCGCCGCGAGTTCAAGCGTGAGCAGGAAGTCATCCTTGCCGATGTCATTGTCGGCCAGATACTTCTGCACGCTCGCCGCCGCTTGGGCTTGCGGGATGGATCCCCTGAGTTGTTCTAGTTCGGTTTGATGAGTCTGAAGTGCGGCCCGTGCTTCGTTGCGTTGACGCACGAGTTTTTCAACGCGCCGCCTTGCACCGGCCCGGTAGGCAGTAAGTTCGTCTGCCCCCGGATCATCGGACAAGTCGGCGTAGTCGTCAGGCTGTGATGGAGTCGTTCCGGCTTCAGTCGTGGGCGCGGGCGTCACGCCCCCCGCATCGCTCTCTTCCTTCGACTGTGAGGATCGCAGTTCTGGAACTGCCTGCTGCACAGCCTCAAGAAGAGACTCGCGGGAATCGCCCTGTTCTGATTTTGCGCTTGGCGAAGGCGCAGAGGTTTCGCCGGGAGACGGAGTTACCGCCGGTGCTTCAGTTGCCGGTGATGGCGGCGCCGCTGTCTCAGTCGCGGCTGGCGTTGACGGAGCATCGTCGGCCATAGGCCGAGCACCCGATCATAGCCAAACTCCCCTGAAGCGCGGAATGTACGCTGCAAATGGTTTATGACCCGTACCCAACGGATTCGTCGCCATCGTAACCGACGCGCAGTGAGCACGAGCGCTCCAGCATCGCCGCCAGCTTGGCGTCGTGGACGGTGTCGCTCCGCAACTCCCGCATGATCCGCATTGCGGAATGTGCGGATTGACTTCCTTGCTCACTTTGCTCACGCATTTGCGCACTTTTGCGCGCATTTTGCGCACGCACTTTAATGCGTTTCGCATATGCGTCTTGCTGTGGTAGCGGCGGACTTACGGTTTGCCCTGCCGCCGCCCTACCAAGCATGCGGATCAAATTCGGCCGTTCGACATCAAGCATCCTGCCATCGGGCAGGCCACAGCGCTCGATCAGTCTGGCCTCCAACCCTGCCCAGATTTCAGCAGCGCGCGCTTTGCTCATGTCAGCCTCCCGGTCCCGGCATTGCGCCGGCCGCTCCCGGCGGCGGTGCCCCGGTCATCTGGCCGGCCATGTCGGGCGGCCCACCCGGCGGTAACTGTGATGGGCCGGCTTGGTTGCTGGCGCCCTGCGGACCCTGCCCGGCGCCGGCCGGCGCGCCAGCCATGGGCGCCTGTCCTTTTACCATTCCGTTCATGGCGACAATCGACGGCAGTTGCGACTTGAAGGCCTGCGTCAGATCTAGGCGATCGTCGAGCCGACGCAAAAGGTCTTTCGCTAGGTAATTTGGATCGATTCCCGGAATCTGGATCAACAGCGGATAGATGCGTTGAGCGTTGGCGACTTCCTGCGCGGCGTTCGGCCGGCCCATGGATCCTGCCTCGATTTCCAGCAGCACCTCCTGCGCGATGTCCTGCCGCGACATCTCCGGCCACACACAGCCGATGCCGACAATTTTTTCAACGGTCGGCTTTGTCACCTCGGCCAACAAGATCTGGCCGCCATTGCGCGCAAGCTGGGTCAGCAAGTCATTCAGGTCGTCGATGTTTGATCCCATCGATGTCATACGGCTGCCTTCGGCGATCTGTGCCTGCGTGGCGGTGGTGTCCGACGTGCCGCCCAGATTGGCCTCTTGGATCCCGGTGGTGCGAAGGATGTCCTCATAGACTGGGTTAACTTCGTACAAGTTCTGGTCGATGCCCGGCCCGGCAAAAGCCTGCAACAAATTTTTAATGTCCTGATTCGGTTGCAGCGCGTTCAACTCAAGGATGGCGTTCGGCTCTCGTTCCGACAGCTTGACCAGATCATCCTCTTCCATGGCGCCGGCGACCACACCGATAAACGGCCGCGCCGCTTTGCGCTGCTCCTTCAGGCCCTCGCGGCAGCGGTTATATTCCTTCTGCATGTCGCGCATGAGCCGCACGTCGGACGGCGGGAAAATTTCGTTCTCGTGGTCGCTTTCGTTGAAAATCAGCCCATACCACGGATAGAACCGCTCGTTATAGATTTCGGGGCTGGCCGGCTCGCGTAGAAAATCCTCGTAGCCGTCACATACTTCGTACACGAGGCCATCCTTGCGGCAATAGATCTGCCAGACACAACAGAATTCGCACTCGCGATCGGCCGCCTTGCCGCCCTCGCGCCACTCGTAGCCGGCCATCATCTCGTGCGCCATGCGAACCGGATCCGGCCCCTTCATGTCATTGCGCCTGTAGGCGGTGTAAGCCGTGCCGACATCAACGCCGTAGATTTCCTCGATTTCGTTCGGCGTCAGCATGAATTCCTCGGCGACCCAATCGCTGCCGAGAAAGTTTCGCAACTCGATCGTCTTGGGGTCAGGGATGATGTTGGTGGATAATGGATAGTCGAAGGTCAGGCCTTCGCGCGCCACAAATTGCGACTGTAGCGCCATGTCGTTAATCATCAGCCGCAACTGCTCGGCTTCCTTGCTGTCCTCGGCGGTGATTTCGTCATGCAGGTCGGCGCCCAGCCGCTCCAGTGTAGCCAGCCGCTCATTGGCGTCAGCGATGCCCTTCTCCATATCGGGCCGCTGCTCCATCACCCGCTCAAAGCCCAGCTTGACCCAGCCGACGCCGGTGGTGACGGTACGTCGCACGGTCAGCTTCATCATGTTTTTGAACGGGTGCGGCTGCTCGGCGACGTTATAGGCGTAGAGCAGTTCCAGCGTGCGCCCCAGCTTGTCGAGCATGGCGTTTTCCTGCTTCACGCGCAGCGCGTCTTGCGCAATCGCCATGCCTTGCTGTAACGCGCCCATCGCCGCCGGATTCATCAATCCCATCATTCCAGTCGGCGAGGTCTGTGCCTGCTGCATCAGCATGCCGGCCGACTGCACTAACTGCTCCAGTGAGGTTTGTGATTCATCCCAGACTGTTGCGTTCAAGCGCTCGCGCCGGCGCGCAACGGCCTTCGGGTTCTTCGCGTACAGAAACGCGGTCTTTTGCGCGACCAGCCGCAGCGTCAGGTTGGCGACGTAGCGCGGGTCGGTGTCATCCTTCGACCACTGCTTTCCGAAACAAAAATCCTGATCGTCGCGCATGCGCTTGAAGGCTTTATCCCAATGCGATTTCGCTGCCTTCACGCGGCTCGCCCATGCGTTGACCAGTGCCGAGCGTTGATCCGGCGGCTCCGGCGCCTCGCGCGAGATGTGATCCTTTTTGGCCTCTTCTACGACACCAGTGAGCGGCGATGCCGCGTCGGTCGGTGGAGCCATATCCATGCCAGTGGGGTCATCTATTACCATCCGCTGAGACTCCCTTTGACGCGATCAAGGCCCTCGCGTCGTTTTGTCTGCGCCCACAAGGCGCGGTACGTCCCTTCCTGCACGGTTGGTTTTTCTGGCTTTTGCCGGTTGCGTGGCCGCATTTTCGACAGGCCAAGCCCGATCAATGAAAGCGTATCGACAAAATCATCCTTGGAGCCGTTCGGAAATTTTAGGATCTGGTCCTGCGCCTCGGACCACCAGCGGCACCACGTCGGGAAGTGAACCATCTTCATCGCGCTGCGCGCCTGAATGGCCTGCGCGCGTTGCTGCTTATCGACCGCCGGCGCGATTGGATCCATTGCACAGAACACACGCTTCTCCAGCATGCGTTTGCGCAGGAACGGGCCGATCGATTTGGTGATGCTGCCGGCTTCCGCCCACCAGAATTGCGGTTTGTATTTTTCGATCAGCATGCACATGCCTTCGACGGCGGCATGGCTATCGAGCCTCATCCACACCACGTCTGGCATGACCCAGACGTGATCGGCCTTATCGACGCCGACCACCATCAGGCATGTTTTGTCGCCCTGCTTCTCAAGCGTCACCGCATGATCGGAAGCGGCGTAGAAACGCATTTCCTCGTGTGCCGGCAGGTCGCGCATGCTGTTGTAGCCGACCAGATCCTTGTGCTGGAAAAACGCGCCCTCTTTCGGCGATGGCCGCCCTTGGTAGAGCGCCATGAAGCCGCGTGGATCGGAGGCGCGGATTTCCTCAAGATATTTTTCATCGAAGCGGTCAGGCCACAGCGCCTCGCCCGGTTTGCGGCCGAGCACATCGTCATCCTCGGCCAGCGCCGGCAGATCGATCGAGCGCCAGATCTTTGCTTCCTCGTGGCTGTAGTAAGGATTGAGCGGATCCGTCAGGCGGCCAATCAGGTCATCCTCATTCCATCGCGTCTGAATCATCACGATTGTCCCGTGACGATTCATCAACCGCGTGCGCAAGACCTGCGTGTACCAAGTCCACAGGCCGTCGCGGATGGTGATGCTGTCCGCTTCCTTGCGGTCTTTAATCGGGTCATCCAGCAGGATGGTGTGAGCGCCGCGCCCGGTGATGGCGGACCCACGACCGACGCAAAAGACAACGCCGCCGGCGGTCGTTTCCACGCGGTTGACAGCGGCAGCGCGCTTTTTAATTTCCAGTTCTGGAAACACCTGCCTGTATTGCGGCGTCTCCATGATGTCGCGGATCTTGCGACCCAGATCCCAGCTATAGTGCTCGTTGTACGTTGCAACGATCACCGAGCGGTCGGGGTGACGACCGGCATACCAAGCCGGATACATATTCGACGCCAGCGTGGTCTTGCCGGCGCGCGGCGGTAAAATGATTTTTAGCCGCCGGATTTTGCCTTTTTCGACTTCCTCCAGCCCGACGCAAACGACCTTGTGAAACTTCTGCGGCGAATAAAGCGAGAAGGCCGGGTCATCCGGGTTCTCCGGGTCCGGCATCATTAACTGCGCGAAAGCGATCAGATCGTTGCGGGCTTGCAGGATCGCTTTCTTGCGCTTGAGCAGCACAAGATGACGCGAACTCACTTTTTAATTTGTCCACCCCGGACAAGCCCAAGCGGGGTGGACCCTTTCATCAGTATTTCGGGGCCTTCGGCCTCCCGACTGGGTTAGGATGCTTGGTGACGTGCATCGGCACAGTCCTCTTGCTGACGGTGCCGGTGACTTGCCGCGCCGAATTGCTGATCGGCGTTACCGGCGTCTGCTTGTTGCCGGGGTACGGCGACGTATGGTGCGATGTCGGCCGTACCAAGTGCGACGGCTGTGGCGGTCCTTTGGCCATCAGAATCTCCTTACTCACACCTCAGAACATTATGCTCATCATACAAGCAACGGCAGCATGGCTCCAAGTAGCCTGCCGGAGTGCGGGAGTAAAAGGCGCACCAAGATCAGCAGACACACGAGCGCAAAGACGACCCAAATTATCTGGATCACCTTCGGCGGCAACTGGACGCCCGCGACGGTGCCCAGCACCCAAAGGATCAAATAGATGACCAGCGCGAGCAAGCAGATGTAGATAAGCGCATAGATGACTGCTTCGATCATTGTTTCCTCCTATGTGCCGGTGAGAACATTCCCCAACGGCTTGCCCCTCACCCGCTTCGGCAACTTGCCGCCGGGATCGGCTTTAGAAAATTCCTTGCCGACCTTTTTCGGGATGCCGAGCGTCGATTTGCCGGCGGCGGCGGCGCGCATGGCCTTGCGCTGCGCCTCACTCCTTGGCGGCATATTTCTTTCTCGGTTTCCGCTTGCCCTTTTTTGTCGGCTTACGCTTTGCCTTACCCTTTGCCATTACTTCCTCCTGTGTTGTGGCAGCGCGCACGATTGCGCGCTGCCAGTTGTGAAGTCCTACTTCTTCGGTGCCGGTGTTGGCGGCAGACCTTGCGACGGGCGGGCCGGCGCCGGCGGCAAGCCTTGCGACGGATGCCCCGGCATGGGCGGTAGACCCTGTGACGGATGCGGTGGATGGATCACGATTGGATGTGACGGATAGATCGGCTGGTCCGCCGGTAACTGACCGCCATCGGGCAATTCAATCGGATGCGACGGGATCAATCCCGACCCCGGCGGAATGACGATTGGATGCTCTGGGTGCCCCGGACACCGCTCAATATAGATCGGATGCGCCGGCACAACCGGCGTGCCCGGCGGAATAACGATCGGGTTTTCGGGGTTAGCCGGATTCTGAATGTAGATCGGGTGTGTCGGGATAACCGGCTGTCCCGGTGGCAGGACAATCGGATGCGCTGGTTGTCCGCCACCACCGGGGACACCGTAGCCGGGATCAACCGGCCCAGATCCGCCGACCGGCAAGATCATCGCGAGAAAGGGCTGAGTCATCACATTCTCCTACGTTGTGGTGTTGGTGCTGGATTGCACTGACTGCGGTAGATAGCAGGGATTAGGTAGTTCCCGGTTTTCGGCCCGTTCGGATCAAAGCCGGGATCTGCGGGGCCGGTGCTGACCGCGACCGCCGGATCACACGACGTTCTGCGCACAAGATCGAAGGCCACGGCGACCGGGGGAACCCCCACCAGCGGCACGTTACCCTTGCTCCATTGATCGCAACCCGGCGTCGTGCAGGCCGGCGCCGGCTTGTTGATGCGGACGTGCTTGCGCTTTGCCAGCGCCTCGGTTGCCGGCAACAGCATGACGGCGATGATGGGCGCAACCAGAATTTTTTTCATGCGACTGTTTCCTCTCGTTTTTTTGGTGGAATGATAACAACTTCGACCTCGTCATCAGTCTCAATGCCGAGATCGATCATCAGGCCGCGTGAAATGTCAGCAATGCGCCCGGTATCCTCGTGCGGCCCCCAGTCAGCAGGTTTTGCCCAGAATGACTTACCAGTCGCGGGCGCGCGCACGAGACAGACTGTTCTCAGCAAATCCTCTTTTGATGTTTCGTCGTAGTCCCAGCGCATCGCGATGTAGTGTTCGCCATCGGAGTCGAGCCGCCGCGCCAAGCCGGTGGTGCCGGGCGGCTGCTCATCAAGGAACAGACCGGGTGCCATTGACACATCGTAGATAAAAGCAAGGCCCTCTGAGGGGCTGACGCCCCCGTCATCAGGGCCACCAAACCAAGACACTTTGCCGCAGAGGATTTCACCGAGCATTTTTCATCTTCTCCATGATTTCTTCTGGCTTTTCACGCACGCACAGTCCGCGTGGACCGACACGGATGGCCGCACCTGTGCCTGCGCTGCATGAAGCGATGTGCGGGCGTATGATGATAACTTGTGTGCTCTCTACCCAAACCGGCGAGCCGTCGAGCGATGTCAGCATGACCAGTGCGAGTACGATGGTCGCTTTGTTCATAGCCTTATCATCACGTTGAGGAAGGTTGTCGGCTGCACGTTGGTATGCGCGGCACCGCCGCCGATACTCGTCACCATGCCGTTGGTGCTGTTGACGTTCGGTGCGGTGCTTGAGAACATCGCGCCGCCAGAATTTTCCAGCAGGAATGATTGGATCGCCGCCGGGTCAGTAGACGGAGTGGCGCCACCGGGCGGCTTCCCGGCATCCTGCATTTTAAGTTGATGTTCATGCGCGGGGATTTGCGCCGCACTCAGCGCGACGGCTTCAACGCCATCCGTCTGCCCAACCACATGCGGCGTCAGGCCAGCACCGGCGCCAGCCGCAGCCAAGGCACGACCGAGCACTTTAAGCAGCGCGATCCGCTTGTGTGCCGTCCAGTCAGCGTCGGCGCTGGCGCCGCGACCGCCGGTGACGGGCGCATAGGTCTGGTTGATGTTGGCCCACAGCAGCTTATACAGCGCCTCGCAGTCAGCATTGGCGTGCGTTGCGCCCGACAGATCATCGCCAATGGTGCCGTCGTTCATCAGCAACCAACCGAGCGATGCCACGGTGTTGATCGTAAACTTTACGTCACCAGTGTCCCAGACCGTCGCAACGTCGCCGACTTGCTTGGTGATGGCCTGTTTCACGCGCAAGGGCGTCATGCCCTTGGTGTTGTTGGTGCCGGTTTCCGCCTCTGTCTGCGTGGCGATTGCTTTAATCAACTGCTGGGTGGCAATCTCCTGCGCGGTGCGCAGTGGTGTCATCGCCTTGTCATCGACAGTGCCGGCTTCGGCCTCGGCTTGGGTGGCGACGGTCACGGCGATGGTGCGGTCAACACTCAGATCACCGCCGCCCGTCGCCAACCCCGAAGTGCTGATGAGCCGGATGTTCGGCACCATGACGGCAAACGTCGCGCTGATGTTCGACCACGAGCCGTTTTGCCTCGCAAAAATATTCCCATCTACAGGCGCTTCGGCAAGGCCGGTGCCCTTGTTATCAACGTACTGCTTGGTCGCTGCTTCAAGGCTGCCAGTCGGATTGCTTGCCAGCGTGAGCGGCCCGGTCAGCGTGCCTCCCGCCAATGGCAGATAGTTGGCGGCAATATTGTCGTCAGCCGCCGCAAAAGCCACGGTGACGGCGGCGATTGCTTGGTCGCTATATTGCTTGGTAACGGCCTCCAGATCACCGACCGGATCGCGCCACAGCACGAGCGGCCCGGCCATGGTGTCGCCAGCGCGTGCAACCTTGCCGGTGGTTTCGCCGCTGATGTAGTCGCGGGTGGCGGTGTCGTCAGAATATTTTTCCCAATCGACTGGATTAAATGCGGCAGGGAAATTGAGGTTTGCCTTGGCGCGATACAGCGTACCGGCATTGACGACAAAATCCCCGGCAGCGTACACCGCGCGCGCGTCAAAAATTCGCACCGCCAGCAACGACAGCGGAGAGCCGATCGATGCGGATGCGGAGTCGCCCACGGCAACCTGCCGATTAGCCGTGTTGACGGAGAGTTCTCCCGGCTCCAGTTGACTAAACACAACTGACGGGTTCGACGTGCGCCTGTGCCGATAGTGCGAAGTCATGGCTCAATCACTCCTCAATCACGAGTAGGGCGCAGTCAGCCGCCTTTCATTTTTTTGCTTAGGAAGTCACCAATCGTCAGCGGCGGCTGTCCTTCCAGCGAGCGCAAACGGTTCTCATGGTCGTACAGCACCACATCTTCCGGTGCCGGTTCTGGCGGCACCGGCGCTGGCGGCACATAAGGATCGGGCACACCGCCGTCGGCGAGCCATTGCTCGTACTCGGCGCGATCACGGTTGGCTGGATCATCGGGAATTGACGCGCCATCCTCGGTACGGATGACAACATCGGTGGCGGTGAGTTGATAGTCTGCCATCACAGCCTCGCATCGAGTGTCAAGCCGGTAAGAGCTACTTGCGTTGCACCCGCGCCCGGTACGGTCCAACCTGCATTAAGGTATTGAGTCCCAATGGAGGTAAGGACGAATGAACTGGCGTTTACATAGGCCGCCCCAAGTGCCGTGACCGTGGGAGGTGCGCGCATCTTTGAGAAGAAAACAGGTGTATTCCATTGACTTGGCCCCGTCAGACAACCCCAAAATGTCATAGTCCCTATCGACTGATAATATCGCTGACACAACACCAGTTCCTGATCGTAAGGCCGCATGATGAACGGCGAACGCGCGGCGCTTGGTGCTTCATTGCCGGGAAGCACGACGACGCCGGTGATGCGGAACAGGTCGCTCATCGCGCCGACGCCGTTCACCTGACCCGGTGCAGCGATGTAGTTGCCAGCGAGCCATGCATTAGCTGATGGTGCTGTGAAGGTCGCGCCGCTAGCTATTGCAAAATGAACAGAGAGGCCGACTGTATTGTCGGTGGCCCAAGCACCTGTCGTATCGCCGGGAATAGTAACAGTGTTGTACTGCGGAACGTCAGCAGCGGCTTGCGTATAGGTGAAGGCGTAAGATCGTGTGCCGCCAACATTGCCGACAACGCCACTATAAAGGCCGGTTCGGTGATGCGCTGTCCAGAAGCCAATAGTGATCGGCTGTGCGTTTGCAGTGCCCCACTGTAGTCGTGCAATACGAAAGCCTTCGATTTGGGTCATGACTTGCACAAAGTCGCCAGCGCCTAGCGATGCCTGCGCGGTTCCCATGCTTGTGATGAGGTTATAAGGAAAGCCGGGAAATACGGTTGATGCGGCAGCGGCTACACCGACCGACATTGTACCGGCCCAATAAAATTTCCAGCCATCGCAAATGTAACTTCCGTTCGCGCCCGTACCAGCCGTGCCTTTCTCCTGACTGACCTCCATCGCACCATTAATCTGTAAGCCGCTATAGGCCATCGCATCAAACGGTGCAGCGTAAATGTTCTGCCGTGCTTGTTGTTGCTGCGGCGCTGTCAGCGTTTGTACGGTGTCGTATAGCACGGCCATGCCGCCGCCAGTTGCACCGCCTATCGTCGTCCACTTCTCGCCGTCCCATGTGTAGGTAGGAACGCCAGCGACAGGTGATGCCGGATATTTCTGGCCGATGCTAGGTGATGCAGGAAAGTCAAATGCTGCCATATCAATCATCCTTTCCGCGTCGATCAATCCAGCCGGTTGTACTGATGTAAAAATTACCGGTGGTGCTGCCTCGGACGCCAACTTGTTGACTGGTGTTTGTCAGCACACGACAGGTCGCGGGTCCGGTGTATGGCGATGCCGCAGGGGCAGATGCGGTAACGCCGCCGCCGCCATTCGCCGCAGCTGCTTCATCAAGCTGCAAGGGTGAGGTGACGAGGGCACTGACCGTCGCAGAGGGACCGGCAACAAGAAAATTAAAACACGCCTCGACGTTCACGCCGGATGGCACAGTGAGTGTGACAAAATTGCGTGAGGATGAATTAAGCGCGACGTTGTTTGCGTCGAAAAAAGCACCCGCTGTCCAGAGAAAATTATCACCAACCTGACTAAACTTGGTCCATTGCCCACCAGCCGCAATACGCATCGCACCAATGCGGCGCTTGAGTGTGTAGCTGGCTGGCATGGTCGGCGCGGTTGGCGAGAGCGACACCAAAACATCAACAACGCCGGTGTCGGTGCGCTTGATAAGGAAAACGTGATACCAAGTCGCGGTCACAACCGTGCCGGTGTCGAGCGCACCATTGCCAGAACCAGCCACCCACGCCCCCGATGTTTTGCTGATGGCGGCTGCGAGTGCAATCGTTGCCGTGTTGCCGTCATCAGTCGCTTGTCCTGCGGCAACTGAAAATGTCGTCGAGCTTCCGGCGGTCGAAAGCGCCAGCCCTGCAAGGTGGCTCCTTGTTACAAACACACTGGTGTCAGGCTGTGGACAGGCGATGACCCACTGCGTCGAGTTGCCGTCATTGTAGCGGACGTAAAGCAGACCAGTGTCGCTCTCCCACCACAGAGAGCCATCCTTTGCGCCAACGGGCGGTGATGCTGCGACAAACAATGAAGCGCCGGCGGCATCGACGTACTGCTTCGTCGCCGCGCCGAGGACGTTCGACGGATCGGCATTGAGGATCAGCGGCCCGGTCATCGTGTCGCCAGCCTTGGCGACCTTGAGCGCGTCCTGCGTATCGACGTAGGTCTTGTCAGCCTTCAGCGCGTCGGCGGAATCGACATAAGTTTTGTCGGCCTTCAGCGCGTCGGCACTATCGACGTAAGTCTTGTCGGCCTTGAGCGCGTTTGCGCTGGCGAGCGCGGCGTCGGCGGCATCGACGTAAGTGATCGCCGCCTTCTCGGCATCGACCTCGGCAATCGCTGCCTGTACGTTGGTCGCCGAGACGTTGCCGCCCGGCGCAAACCCAACCATGGCGGCAGTCGATGACGACCCAATCTCGCTCCAGTTTGATGCGTTGAAGGTGCCCGGCGGGATCGAACCGTTGGCTTTATAGATCTTGCCGTTCTGGACGACGATGTCGTTAAGGACGTAGGCCCCGGTGGCGTCGAAGAAGCGCACGCCGATGAGTTGTTTCGGCTGGCCGAGCGTGCCAGCGGCAGCATCACCGACCGCAATCTGTCTCTGCGCGGTGTTGACGACAATCTCGCCGGGTTCAACCGGCGACGGGAATGGCGTTGCGGCAAGCGGAGTGCGTCGGTGGCGATAACGCGATGTCATGGGCAATCACTCCTGCGGCTTTGCTGGATCCTTCTGTAGTGGAGCGGGTGGCGGCGGGTTGTTGGCGTCGTAGTCCTGCTTGATGCGGACGGCGCGGTTGATGCCGCGCAATCCGAGCGCATAGCTGCGCACGACGTTGTCGGGCGTTTCTGGCGGCAACCCTAAAGTCACCGCCAGCTTGGAGTGGTTGCGCGTCGTCGGGTGCCGCAAGAGCAGCGGCTTAATTTCAATCACTTTTTTCCGCCGGGGGTGTGCCGACCTTGTCGCCACCCGGCGCGCTTTCAGGATTTGGTGCCGGCGACGGCCCCTTTGGGGTGGCCATCGGATCCGGCTCGTTGCTCGCCGGCGGCTTCGGTGGCGCTGCCGGTTTCTTGTCGTCGTCTCTTGCCATTTTCTTTCTCCTTTTCGGTTTACCCCGCGAAGTCGGTAGGATCCGCGCCAGCCGCGACGGCCGTTTTTTGCTTTTGGTTTTTCGCTTCGGGCGCTGCGGCATTACCTTCTCGATCTACTGGAGCGCGCCGCCGGATCAGTGAACGAGAAAACAATCTCGTTGCTCATCTGGCCGGCACCATCGCGCACGGCCACCGGGCAGTCGGCCGGCACCACAAACAACGACGGCTTGACGCCGGTTGAAACCTGCGCGGCCGAGACAAAGGTGGTCGGCTCGTCGTAGCCGTTGAATACGATCACGCAATCGGGTGTGAAGTTCTCGCCCATCACGCTCATGGTGATGTCGGCGGGATCGCCGGCGGGCGCGGTGTTGGGCGACAGGCCAGTGACAAGCGGCGGGTCGAGCGGAACAAACGGCTCCGGCGGTTTTACAACCGGCTCGCCATCGATCAGCACGGATCCGGGGATGTCGGTGGTGACGACGATCTTGGCCGGGCCGGTCACTTCGGCAACCGAGCCGTCTTTCACTTCAATGGTCACGCCCATGATTTTTTCTCCTAGTAGGTTCCTGCGTCGATGATGGCGAGTGAAACCCAGCCGGCGTCCTGCCGGGCGAATGGCTGACCTGTTACTGGCGCTTCCTCGATTCCTGAGGCGCCGCCGCCTGACGGGCTTTCCGACCAGCCGCCGTTGCGTCTGGAATAAAATTTTGAGTCAAACGGCGCCTCTTCGATGCCGCCGCCGCCACCGCCGCCGCCAAGCACAAAGCGCGTCGGCAGAACTTTCTGCGCCTGCTCGCTGTTTTTGGTGACAATGCCGTCGCCTACTTCCGGCGGGGTTTCGACCGGCACCCAGAGCGCAACGCGAAGAGCCTGTGTCATGGCACGGCCTCCGGCTCAAACCAGACCGCCCACAGATGCGCGTCGGCCGGTGGCACCACCGACAGATGCAGCGCGGACCCGGAAGCGGAGAAATCGGCGCCCGGCTCCTGCAAGGCGCCGTCGAGCGACACCAGCAGTTCGGGCGAAGAGCCGACATTGGCGGGAACGGTTGCAGAACTGGCGTTGACATAAGTCAATGAAAAATCCTGCGTGCTGCCGTCCGGCACCAGCGGCAGCATTTTCCAGACCTTGACGATGGCCGTTGACGGCGCCGGCGGGACCAACAGATCCCACTGCACCATCGATGTTGCGGTGAGCGGCGTGCTGATGTG